AGAGGTTCAATAGCTTTAGTTAGCCCGGACATAAAATCATTAGCCCATTTCAAACCATTTTTAAAGTAGGTTTCAAGTCTTTTTCCTAGCTTATTGTAGAAATTATCCATTGTGTCACCTAAGTTGGACTCTATTCCTTGAAGTTCTTGCATCTGTGTAGACATAGAACCAGCAACACCATCCATACGACCAAGTGATAAAAGATAATTTTTAATTGCTTCTTCGGAGTTTTTCACCTCTGTGGTAACCCCTTTAAAGGTGTACTTAACTGTATCTCCACTTTTACTAGCCTTGATACCAAACTCCTTCAGTCGTTCATTCTCCCCTGTCATTGCATCCAAAATAGCCTCAATAAGCTGATCCACACTCTTACCTTGCGATGCAGACAAATCTCCAATATTAATAAGTTCTGAAGTCGTTGGTTTTATTCCTCGATTAACCAATTTAATGTAAGCCTCTGTCCATTCAGCCAAAGAGCCAGGCGTGTCTGCAGCAAGTTTCTGTAACATTTTCATTGCAGCAGCAGCCTTCTCCTGCGATTGAAGAGTATTACGAAGTACAGCTTCATACTTAGCGAACTCCTTTCGAGTAGTATATGCACTTTTTCCTATATCTTTCAGATACCCTGCCAGTTTCACTGTAATAAACGCTACTGCAACAGCTTTCAATTTCCCCATAGCTGTTTCCATCGGACCGAACTCTGACTTAATATTTTGCCCGGTTCCCTTTAATTCTGATAGCCTTTGACGAACTGACCTTAACTGATTATTCAACTTTGCATACTCTTCAGGATCCGCAGCTTCCGACATATCCTCAAGTGTCGCAGTTAACTCCTTGCCCACTTTCTTGAGTTGCCGACCGGTCATAGCATTAATATCTAAAGAGCGAGTCAGCGTGCCGATTTTTTTGTTATTATCAGTAATCTGTTTAGATAGCGATTTCGTTTCCTTCTCTAGATTTTGATATTCTTTAGTATTCTTCTTTCCTTGAGCCTCAAGGTCGATCATCGCAGTACGACGTTCTTTCTCTTCTTTCTTGAGTTCTTTGGTGGCCTTGGTTAGTTCGTGAATTTCCCGCTGGGCCTGACTGGATTCAGCAGACACAATATACTTTATTTCATCTTCTGACAAATGCTTCTTTCCCATATTACCAATTTTGAGATTGTTCGTAGATTAATGCTTGTTCTAATTGCTCACGAATCTTATTTCTAATGGCTTCATTGTAACCATAACGCAATTCAGGGAAAGTCTCATGATAAAGAACTCCCCATACAGTTCGATTATACAAAGCCAGGTTGCTCCGGATATGGCGTGATATTCGGTCGTTTCCCCGTCGATATCGAATATCAAGATAACGGAGATACGGAAAAATACGGATAAAGTACTCTTGTTTGCCTTCGGACTCCTGGATAGTGAACGGCCTACGCTGCAAGCTTGACAACAATCTGCCTGAACGAGTATTCAGGTAAGTACGGACAACATTCTCCTGAGTCTGATAAATGAGATTGATACCTTGAGAAATTGTATCATGCACAAATCGCTGTTTGACTAAATCTTCTGAAATCATATTCGCTGTTATTTTCAGCGAATGTAGCAAGGGAAAGATAGAAGGTAAAGGACAAAAAAATCCGGAGAGGAATAGTTTCACTCTCCGGAACTTCATTATTTGCTATTTTTCAGTTCAAGCATCCACCGAAAATCACACCCTGATGCTCCGGGACGGTTTTGGAACTTAAAGCCTGCATCCGTCATAGCTTTAAATATATCCTCTTTTGAGATATTTGCCGCCGGATCCAGTTTCTTTATAGATTGATAAACTTCATCGGTCGTAAACCAGTGTGTTGTATGCCGGGCATCCCATGCAGGCTTAAAGGTTGTTTGTAAGGCAGCGATATAAACACTGACATCCGTTATCTTATCATTTTCCATTATTAGCCTCCTTCTTATTTTCTGAATCAGTTAACGCAAAATTTAAAACTTGTACCAAATCCACAATCTCGTCACGTGAGATTGCTGAAATTACAAAATCTCCATCACAATCCACTGAAAAAACATCCACTTTCTTTCCATCAGGATAGTATGATGTTTCTTTATCTACATGAAAACGATGTCTACTCATGATTATTGCCTCCTTTCATCATTATCAGCTTCCCATCCTTATATACTTTCATCTCGGGTTTGGGCCAATACTTTTTGATTATGTTCTCCATAGTTCGGATGTTTTTTTCTTGTAACGCAAGAGTGCGTTCGTTCTGAAGAATGAGTTCTAGTACATCCTTACGCATGGTAATCATTGTAGCATCATTCATGACTGACCTCCTTTCTGAATTGAGATCGTCATATACTCTCCCGGAGCAACTTCAATAGAAGTTTTGTTACCCGACTGGGATACTAGGTAGGTTCCACTGTTTTCTGCAAGCAGATTAGCAAGTTTGCTAAAATAGTTCTGCAACTTGCTTACCGGCACTTGGACCGATTGATTTTTCTTTTTCATAACTGTATGTGTTTGACATTTCGGCAATTATAAGACACAAGAACGGCCGCCGTTTCCCATGTCGTCAAACACATAC